TTGGTGGAGTTGCCGGGTACCGCCCCCGGGTCCTGTATAGCGTTTGAATTGCTTCAACGTTACATATATATTTATACAGTCTTTTTAGATAGATGTCAAGAGAAGAATGTAAGAAAGATAACAAGTATAATGTAATATTTGATCTATTGTCTGTGCTATCCAATATTTGTTATCAGTATTTGTCCATTTGTACTTTTGAATTATTTTTGTTTTAAAGTAATCAATAATAAAATGAAGTACATAATCTAACAATGCAATTACAATTGATGTAACAACATTATTAGTTAATAGAGCTATAACTATAAAAGTAAGTCCGGCGTGATCTGCCGCATGAATATATCCCTTAGGACTTTTAAGGTTGGCTTTATCTCCGGGAGTCTTTCGTAAAGATTGCATTGCCAAGTCAGCAATAGCATGTTTAACGAATAGTCCATATAGAATTATTAAACCTTCCATACGCTAGACTATCCTTTACTGTTCTGGTGTGTGAATGATTGATATATCAATCGCTACAGGCTTGCCATTGTGGTCGTCAAGTTCATAGTCGATAACCATGCCTTCAACTACCTTCTTTACGCCTGCTTTTCGAAACTCTGAAATGTGTACAAATAGATCTGCTTGTCCTTCTTCACGTGATATGAACCCATATCCTTTTACGTGATTGTACCATTTTAATTTGCCCTGCTTCATTTGTTGCCCTTCGTTAAATATAGGGCGTAGAAACAATTCCTACGCCCTATACAGTATTTATTACATATTATTTTTTTTATCTTGGATTTCAGCTCGCTTTGCTTTTGCAAGTTTACCCATTTCGCCTAGTGCTTTTCTAGCTCTAGCCGCGGCCGCTTTAGTACCGCCTTCAAATTTATCGTTCTCTGCTAGGTACGATTCGTACTGTGCAACGATTTGTTCATGTATTGTTGACATCTTTATCTCCTTTTAGTTAATCTTTATGCCGGTTGTTGATTCAATGTATTGGTCTGCCATTCCTTTTTCAGTCTTAGCAATAAACACAATAGTTGATAAGTTAATATCTAGTTCGCTATCGCGACCAACAGTAAAAGTAAATGGCACCATGCCAATACCGTCTTTAGTCATAGTAAGAGCCATTGGCTTCTTAACCTTCATCGAATCTGTTTCTTTTTTTACTAGGCGAGCAATCACTTCTTCTCCTGCTACAGTTTTAAAACTAATTGTGTCGCCGTCTTTATAACTTACTTCTAATAACATTATATTGTGTGTCCTGTTCCGTTCCACCCAGTGTTTTCAATATAAGAGACTAATGCTTCATAGCCTCCAATATGTTCTTCACCAATAAAGACTTGCGGAGCAGTCCTTGGTGCTGGCAAGCCCTTCTCTTCAAAGAGTGCCATTAGTTGACTTGGCTGTATATCTGTGCCAATCATTTCTGTTTTGTAACTAACGTTCATTCTATCCATTAAAGACTTTGCTTTAACACAAGAAGGACAGTTAGGCTTACTATAGATTATTACGTCCTGACGTGTCATAGACTAAATCCTTTCAGTGAATCCTTGTCTACGTCTTGTTTGATACCGCCAATGATATATGACTCTACTTCAGTCTCTTGTGGAGCCACTTGTAATCCAGACGAACTCAACCAATGTTGTGTCCAAGGTAGTGGGTTAGTATTAAGTGGACGATCAAACATGGGTTTGTAACCTAATGCTTTAAGCCTACGGTTAGCAATGTATTCCACATAGTGATATAATAACTCTTCGTTAAGTCCAATGATAGCACCGTCCTTAAACAAATAGTCTGCCCACGCCTTTTCTTCGTTAACACATTCACGCCACATCTCTTCAATCTCTGCTTCGCACTCTTTAGCAACTTCAGCCATTTCTGGATCATCGTTACCTTTAAGCCAATGTTTAAGAACTTGTGTAGATAGGTTTAAATGTGTTGCTTCGTCTCTAGCAATAAGCGAAATAATCTTTGCAGACCCTTCCATTACTTTTGACTCAGCGAATGCAAACGTACATGCAAAGCTAACGTAAAAACGCAAGCCTTCTAAAATGTTTACATTCATCATTGCTAAGAACATTAACTTCTTAACATTTCGCAGAGTGCCTTCGCCTCGATGGAACCAAGCATCTGCCGCTTCTGTAAATGCATCATAGTTTTTAGTAACTGCTGTTGCACGTTTTAGAATTTCTTTGTCATCTAAGATAGTGTCAAATACTTCACTTGGATCTGCATATACGTTCTTCATAATATGTGTATAGCTACGTGAATGAATTGTTTCAAAGAAGTCCCAAGTAACAATACATCCTTCTAGTTCAGGAAGTGATACATAAGGTAAAAATGCTAGACTAGGTCCACGTCCTTGTACACTATCTAATAATGTTTGATACTTTAAGTTACTTGTAAAAATATGTTTTTGTTCTGGTCTAAAGTTTGCAAAGTCAGCTCGATCTTTCTGTAAACTTACTTCTTCTGCTCTCCAAAAGTACCCAAGCATAGTTTGATTAAGTTTATCAAACTCTGGAAATTTAAACACATCATATCTCTGTGTGTTTTGATCAGGTCCAAAGAACATTGTACTCTTTGTAAAGTCTACCTTCTCTTGATTAAAAACTGTTTTTGCCATTTCTTTTCCTTTATGTCTCGTAACGTCCTACTATTATAACTTCATTATAACAGTGTGTCAACCTTTAAATTGCACATGCCTCACAATGCTCTTCATATTCGTCATCTGATCCTGCAAACTCGTCTCTAGCTAGAGGTTGTTTTGCATCGTCAAATGCTATTTCACCATCAGTCTTATAGTCATAAGTGTTCTGATAGTAACTAGTTTTCCATCCATACTTATATGTATTAAGCAAATCACCAATCATTACACTCATTGGAACTTCGTTGTTCTCAAAGTGCGTAGGATTGTAACTCCAGTTACCGCTAATTGCTTGATCAAAGAACTTTTGCATTACTGCTACGATATTAATGTAACCTTCGTTACTTGGCATATCCCATAATAATGTATAGTGTTGCTTTAATGTAGTATATTGCGGAACAACCTGCTTAAGAGGCCCTTTCTTTGACTTCTTAACGGACAAGTAACCTCTAGGTGGTTCGATTCCGTTTGTTGCGTTCGACACAACGGAACTGCTCTCTGAAGGCATTTGTGCGGACAATGTGCTGTGCCTAAGACCGTGCTGTCGTATGTCATTGCGTAAAGTATCCCAATCATATTTTAATTTAAAATCTCCTAGCTCATCGACTTCTTTTTTGTAAGTATCGATTGGCATGATGCCATCACTATATTTAGTACGGTGGAAGTATTCACATGCACCACGCTCTTGTGCAAGTTTGTTACTTGCTTTAAGTAAGTAATACTGGAACGCTTCTGTAAGCTCGTGTACTTTTTTCCAAGCTCTTTTATTATTATACGCTAATTGATGCTTGGCAAGATAATGTGCAAGGCCTATGTACCCTACACCTAAACTACGTCTTGCTTTAGTTGACTTCTCAGCCGCCTTAATAGGATACTTTTGATAATCAATAATTTCTTCTAATGCTCTTACTGCTAGTTCACATAGCTCTTCTAAATCATCTAGTTCTCTAAGAATGCCTACGTTAATAGCTGACAAAATACACAATGCAATTTCGCCTTCTTCGTCATCAATATGATTAAGTGGCTTAGTTGGTAATGTAATCTCTTGACACAAGTTACTCATGTATACTTTGTCTTTGAATGAACTGTGTGTGTTACAGTGATCAACATTCATAATATAGATACGTCCTGTTTCAGCACGTTCTTTAATTAATGCACTAAACAAATCCATTGCAGAAATAGTTTTTTTCTTAATACTTGTAGCACGTTCATACTTTTCATATAGCTCTTGGAACACTGCTGGGTCACCAAAATATGCTTCGTATAGTCCTGGCACGTCATGTGGCGAGAAAAGAGTAATGTTGCCACTGGTTAACAATCTTTCATACATAGTTTTATTAAGCTGAATAGAATAATCTAACTTACGTACACGATTGTCTTCGGTACCTTTGTTATTTTTAAGTACAAGGATGTCTTCAATCTCTTGATGCCAAAAAGGAAAATGCGTAGTAGCACTTCCGCCACGTACACCATTCTGTGTACAACATCTTACAGTTGCTTCAAACTTTTTTAGGAACGGAACTACACCTGTGTGTGCAACTTCTCCTCCTCGGATTTTGCTGTTGACTCCTCTGATACGTCCGGCATTGATTCCGATGCCTGCCCTTTGCGCCGTATAGCGTCCAATAGACATATCGCTGGCAAAGATGCTATCAAGAGTGTCGTCGCTGTCAACAAGAACACAACTTGCAAACTGCCTGACAGGGGTCCTGACGCCTGCCATAACGGGCGTTGGGATATTGATTTTAAATAGTGAGGTCGCATCATAATATCTCCTTACATAATACATTCTATCCTCTTTAGGATAGTTAGCAAATAGTGTTGCCGCAATCATCATATACATATGTTGCGGAGTTTCAAACAACTCTCCGTTACTTCTATCTTGAACAAGATACTTGTCAACTACTTGTCGCAAGCCTGCATAGGTAAAGTTCTCATCTCGCTTGTGTTTAATATAAGAATCTAATGAAGCAAACTCATCGTCAGTATAAGATTCAAGTATAGCACTATCATATACACCACGTTCAATATTCTTATCAATCATTTTTCTAAGTGAAGCTTTTTCAAATTGACCGTAAACATCTTTATACACTCCGTATAACAACAAACGTGCCGCCGCATACTGATAGTTTGGATTTTCCAACGAGATTAGATCATTAGCTGATCTAACTAACAAGTCTTGAATATCAACAGTTGTCATGTTGTCAGCAAACTGAATACCTGCATTCATTTGGATTAAACTACTACTAACACCTGCTAGTCCTTCACATGCAAAATTTACTACTTTATGGATCTTTTGGACATCCAACGGCATTGTTTCTCCGTTGCGTTTTAAAATATTTAGGTTTGCTTTCATTTACTTCACTTCCTTTGATTTAAAAATATTTAGTGTAACGGAGGTAGTTGGATCACCTTTTGTGATACAATGCTTTGCGGTATTGAGTTAATTGATGATACTTCTTCGTTATATCCTAAAACAATACTTCCGTCCAAATACACTAGGTACATGTTTACTTCTTTGTCTATATCCTTACTGATATGTATCTCTACTTTTGCGTCACTAAAACGATCTGTTAACTGTAACGTATAGGCAGATAATAGTGCAATTTCATACTCAGTAAAAGAGTTGTTTTCTATCAAGTGCCAAGGAAGTATTACACTCTCAGGATCCCATGGATTCTGTTTGCGTGTACTTCTTGGAAGGTTCTTAATAAATTTGCTTAATAAGTAAAAAGGTTTGGACGAAGTTTCTAAGTCCTCTCTTAAGTCTTTCCAGACTTTTACTTTGTCTTCAAATTTTAATTCATACATTAACTTCGAACTTTAATTTTGTAGTTAAACTCACCTTGATCATTACTAATAGAGTTTAACATAGAAACTATGATTGTGTCAACCCCTAAATTGCCATCTGTGTTAACAGTTGCGGCAGTAAAGGTTAATGCATTTTCGTAGTTACTGTCACCCTGATAATTAAATTCATCTTCAAATAATAACGAATTTGTACTAGTATCTAGCATGATTACCATTTTACCACTACGTTGTGCATTTGCAACAGCACTCGAATAATTGTATTCTAAAATATATGTTCGACTGTAGTCACCTGGTAATCTAAAGAAGTAAGTGGGCGAGGATGCCTCTTGTACTTCTAGACTATTAAGGCCGCCAAGTGTAGCATTTACTTTGCCTTTAATCTCTGATACATATTTGTATGTTGAGATATATGTTTGATTGTAACCAAGGTCGGCAGTTCTAGCAAAGTAATCTTCTACACTAGAGTTGCCTGCTTTGTTAAAATGTATAATACTATATTGTGCATTACCTTCATTGCCGCCAACGTTGCCTACATCTTCAAAAGTATTGTGTGTACTTGTGTTGTTTACGCCTTGTGTAATAACA